TTCCAGTTCATGTTCATGGATCTGTGTCCACATGAGCCTGTCAATCCAAGATACTTTGTCTAAGCCATAGCAATTAGCAATGTCGATCTTTAGCATATCTAAACCATTAAATTGGCTCATTATCGGTCGCCTCCAATGAGATTATTGAGAGTATTGAACTTATCCTTTTGAGTTCGTATGATTTTTGTTGCTTCAGCTATAGTCATACCAATGAAGTCTTTGGTTTCAAAGGTAATTTCGTCAGGAAAATAATGTCCTAAATATATTTTCCTACGTCTGTGCACATAGATTTCAGCATAAATACTTCGAGCTTTATGTAAGTGATGCCATTCAGAAGAACCTTCTAAGACTATATCGTAGATGTTTCTAATGATGGCAGTTTGAACAGTAGGACTACTCATGATTTTGTACCAAATTCATTAGCCGGTAGTACTTATCCTTTCGTTCATCAATTATGGTTTGAGCTGTCTTGAATCCCATACCAAGGATCTCTTGAGGATCAAACTCAATCGTATCAACGATGTAATGAGTTAATTTGAGTTCAAGAGGTGGTATGGATGTATCTTTACAGATTTCAACCATGATATTACAGGCATCAGATAACCAGCTTAGGCCAAGTTGGTCACCTGCATTGACTACCCAGACTCGAGTAATAATATGAGTATCCATACTAAGACTCATCCTGGTTGACTAATTTTGCCAGCGAATGTAGTAAACTCATGAAATGAGTCAAACATTAGTACTTCTCTTCCAGCATCTAAAGCGGTATGAAGAGACATTTCTTGAGTATGACTTATGAAATGCATTGGGCCACATTGATTCTTAACGATATCACTATGATATACCCACCCCCATCAGAGAAATCATCACGTTGTCGTGTAAGTATGGCTAAACCATCTTTACGACGACCATGTGGGCGATAAGCAATGATTTTAGGGGTACCAACTTCATTATGGAGAATAATATCCTTAACAGATATTAATTCATGGCTTGTATATTGTTTAACGACGGTCTTCATAGGATTCTCCATCAATGAGGTGCATTAGTTTGTTATATTTCTGAATAGTTGTTCTACATAGGTTTAAAGCATCTTTTAGAGATAGACCAATCAAGGTATTCTCTTCAAGTAACTTCTTGATTATATGAAAGGTTTCATGATGTATTACATATATTGTGACTTGTTGAGCTGTATTTTTAACGAGGCCAGCAATTATAATGGTGTTACCAGGTATAACCCATACTCGAGTGACTATGCGTTCACCTTTTGAAGTTTGCATCCAATTTTTGTCATGACCATAAGTATTCATTGGATTAATCCTTTTGATCGATTAAGTTCATAAGTCTATGAAACTTTTGTACTTTCTTTACAACCAATGTAGATGCTTCATTAGCAGTCATATCTATTAAATCATTAATATTTAAAGTAATTTCATCTTTTTTATAATGAGTAATACGTAGTTCTTGATGATAATCCTCAACTTTAGCAATGATCATGAATGAGTTAGCAAATTGTGGTTGCTCAATATGATCATATGGAATCTCACGAATTTCAGTGATAATTGCTGCTTGAATTTGAAAGAATGAAGATATTTTTTCATTCTTTATATTAAAGTAACTCACTGAATTAGCTCCTCTTTAGCGAAGTTAAGGATAGCCTTCTTGTACTCAGTACTCTGCAGGTTGCAGTGATATCCCTGAGAATACATCCGGCCACGTTTGTCATACTTCCATACGAAATAGAACTTATTACCATGGTCTAATAGTTCGTTGTACACCTCGAGTGATTGCAGCTGCAGTTGATTAAACTGTTCTGTCTTCTCAGCGGTGTCTAACGGTTTAGTAGGCTTCTCAACGTAATCAACTACTTCATTCAAGCTCCAGGCTATGTCCTGAAGTATATTAATAACATCAGTTGCCTGGTTCTCTTCGTGATGGTTGAGATGACCGAGTAATAACGAGCTACTACCTTGTAAATGTCCACCATTACTGTTCTCTGTCCACCGGACAGGTTTACAGATCATTGGTGGTAGATATTTAGTCTGGTTTATGAAAGTAGCTGTATCGGCTTCTAAGGCGTAGTTAGCCATGATACCCATGGTACCGGTGCCATTTTCGAAGTCTTCACTGTGATATATTGTGTAAGCTCCAGAGCCCTCGCATACAGCCAGCAGCTCCGCTGCTGTCTTAATGCTGTCTAAGAGGTCAGGAATGCCCAGATTAGTGCCTAGCTGTGTTGCTACGGCCTGAATAGGGCTGATTTCCTTGATAGGGAGTGTGACGATAAAGATCTCAGTCGCAATATCGACTGATTGCATGCCTACGAGTTGATAGATACGTGCTTGTTTAGAGGGATAGTAAGAGAGAGAGCGGTATTTATCGATAGCCATTATCATTCGTTTAAATGCGAAATGATCAGTATCAATGTCAGCTTCCACTTTAGATCTGATGCTCTTGCGTGAATAATTCTGTTCAACTTCTAGTTGAGTTTGTTCCATCGTCATAGTCTCCGAGAGTTGCGAAATGCGAGCGGCGAGCGCGAGCATGAGCCAGGTTCACCCGTTATTACAGGTCACCCTTGATAATCAATGAGTCAGGATCGATGCCCATAGCAGTAGATAGCTTACGGTCCTCGACTGACATCATGTTAAATTTTATTCTCCAATACATGCGTAGAGCCTTTCGTTTTAACCATTTCATAATATTCTCCATGTTCTAATTCACGATGGTTAGGAGTGGCACACCACTTAGATGTACCACTGTTTTTGAATTTGTGAATGCCCCATTTCTGGGGCAGTCACTTGTTTTGCTGTTAGCCAGCCATGATTTTATCGACATCGCTGAAGTCGCCAACAGGCTTATCTTCAACGTATGGAGTGAGTTCTGCTTGTGATAGCAGAGCTTCGAAGTTAGACACTTCTTCCATGTTTTCAGCCGTTGCTTCAGGCAGATTACGTTTGCGGTTTTCTTTGGAACCGGTGAACTCCGCAATGTTAATGAAGCCAATGTACTTGCCAGCAACATGTACTGAGAAGCCACGACGTTTTTCTTTTGAACTATTTCCACGAGTTTGCATGATATGTAAATCTCCAAGTTAATTAACAAGTAATACCATTTAACAAAGATGATTTGTTAGTTTGGTGCCACTAAACTCCCCGTAAAAACAAGGAGTTAGACTACTATTAATGTAGAGGATTGCCACTGTTTACAGCGAGCTCAAGCGAGCGTGTGTTGTGTGCTTTGTTGTTACGACTGAACTCCTGGAACCTGAGCACACGTAACACGTTGTTGTCCCATGTGTTACGGGGTGCGGTGGTGCAAGGAGTGAGGGAGTCAGGGTCACCCAACATCTAATCTCTAGCTTATGTGTGCTTGTTGTTACGAGGCGCAGGGAGCGTAGCGACCCTTCGAGCGCCGAGTCAGTGTTGCCCTGTATTTGATCTCACATGTATACGAGACAAGCGGCCGGCGTGATTAGCGTGCCAGGCGCATAGCGACTGGGATGCGTGATCACCCGTTGTGTTGCCGGCAAGCTTGACGAGTCAGGTGTTTCAGGCGAGCGAAGTGAGCCTGGTGTAGAAGTTAAAAAGGGAGACATGATAGATATCACATCTCCCTAGTAGTACTATTTAAGACAACCGGCATACTAGTTGGTTGAATCAAGTTACAGACCACTTGAGGCCATGGCAGGGCATAAGTTGTACAGGCTTATGAACCGCGTTAACAACATGTTAGCACACATCTACAAGTATTCTATAAGTATATTAGTACATAGTAGTAGTGCGGTAGAGAAGATCAGTGCTCCCATTACAGTCACACTGAATATTTTGAGTTGAGTACGCATAATTACTCCTTACATGTGAAACTTTAGTGATAGGTTTAGTGCTTGACCAAACCATGTGATTACTACGTTCTCAGTGATATCCACTTCAGCTGCAAGCAGTGGTATAGCACCATTTCTGTCACCAGTGATGGTATTACGCTTAGTCATGCGATACCCGGATATAACACCAATTCCGAAGCGGAATCGTGATGTTTCAGGGAATACTTTAACTACATAGACTGAAGGTAGTTCATAACTATTCTTAAGAAGACCAACACGGTAGTTGTTATCAAATTGATAACCAATGCCTGGAGTTGAGTTATTAACACCATTACTACTACCGAAGTGAATTGTATGAGTATGGATGATGAGATCACCAGCCATTACATTACCCGATAACATGAGTAACAGTATTAATGTGAATTTGTTCATGATTAGCTCCAAGTTATTTATTATCATTTAATAAAGATGATTTGTTGTATCTCTTTGTGGATATACCCATATATCTCTTTAGAGATATACAGGCTATCCATTAGTGGGTAGTTATTTAGGGATAGTATCTTGCCAAGCAGCATAAGCAGCGTGATCTTCGATACTAATTCCTTGTTCTTCACTCATTGCAAAGTAAGCACCATCAGGCATCTCACCGTTATCTAAGCTAAAGTGGTGAGTTTGTAGGAACTGATTTGGTACTGGTACACCGCGCCAATGCATGTGGTCTGTGATTACGCCCATGATATATCTCCTTGATTATTAATAGATTAGTTAAGGGCGTTTGAGCCCAAGTTTACGTAATTGTGCACAACTGAGTTCAGCACGGTAACACATACTGCATTGACCATAGTGAGCACCAGCTTTATCTTCAGAGGCATAGCCTTTACCACAACCACATACTAGACGACCAGTGGTATCACTAACTGATGGTCTGAGGTGCTTATTTATACCGAGCGGCATGAGTATTCCTTCTATCCCTAAAGGGATATTGTTTATGAGGTGGTCTATCAGATACGCTGGACAACGAGCGGCGCAGGCATGACCAGCCTACACCACCCATTATTACCAGTTAGTTATTGAGCATTTTTGATAGTAAGAACAGTCTTATCAAGGGCTTGAATATATGAATCAGCTTTGCTTGAGTAAACAGTATTATTAGCTATTACTGTTACTCTAAACATATATCCGCCACCAATAAGTACACTAGGCACAAATCTTATATCGTGCTGTTCTTGAAATGTATCAATTAAGTATTGAAGGTTATTTTCCATATTGACCTCTACTGAGTAAGACCAGTGGTTACATTCCACTTAATACGTGAGTAAGCCATTGCAGTAGAGCAGACGAACTGTTCAGCATACGTAGTAAGCACCTTCATCATTTCACTGGCATCACCATCCTGTTGATCAGGCGTGCCCATATTGGCAGCCAGGTCTAAGAATTGACCACGCATGACTGCATGAGCATCAAGCTTTTGGTTGTTAGTTGTATACAACATGGTTAGTTACCTCGAGAGTAATTAATAAGAGTTAGTAATTGACATTACCACTTAATAGAGATGTTCTGTCCTTCTTGTGAACTACCTTAAGGTGTTGAGTGTGTGTATAGGTTAGCCACCCTACTGTGGAAGCTAGGGTGACTGTTGGGTTAAGCTAATCAGTGAATAGAACGTATTTAACTACAGCTACTACGCATAGCAAGGCATAAGCACAGGCTAGCCACACTAATGTGGTGATCCCGTAATCACGTATGTCCTCGTTGGACACACTGGTGAGCTTGGCCTTAATGCTGGTGACTTGTTCGGTTGGATTATTCATGTAATTTCTCCAGATGTATGTATTTATTAAACCCAATTGATAAAGATAGTTTTTGTTTTCGCTGTGGGGGGGTATGTCCCGTTTTTGGCCTTCCAACATCCAGTACTGAACTCGTAAGTAGATTATATAATTTCTGTTAACCTTAAATAAGAATATAAGGAACTGCTAATGAATGAATTAACGTTTAGTTATATAGAAGGGCACTTAACTGATTTAGTTTGGTGTATAAATAATAATTATAAAACTGCTGCAAAAAATCATGAACAAGCTATTAAATATTGGATAAGTAATTATCTGTATAGATATTAGAAAATGCTAATATTCTATCTATATTAGAATATTAGAGAAAGTACTTTACTTTTAAGATGTATGGACGATAATGCGAACTATGAGATAGAAGTTCATAAGACTTCTCCTCGCCGTTACCGGTGTAGCTCAGTCTGGTAGAGCATGGGACCACACTCCCAAGGTCATTGGTTCAAATCCAATTACCAGGTAACGATTATTCCCTCTCCCGGAGTAGTAGTACGCGACTGGGGCGGGCCGCCAGGCCAAGCCCCGGGAGCTTATTACTTACCTTTACAATATATTTTATATATTATTATATGATTCAATGAGTTAAGTAGTAATATAGGTTTTATCCTTTACAAACATCGGTGCGGCTAACCCTTGAAAGAAGCAAGGCCAACCCCGGGCTCCTGGAATTCCTGGGGAGTCACATTATTAATACTGGAGGTGTGTCATGACGAGACTATAGAAAATAAGGAGTAATCGTCATGGCTGGTACAAAAGCTAAAGGTAGTAAGAAAAATCGTAAATTTGGAAATAATAAGGTGTCATGCGCACGGTATGTTGCTGAGGATCGTAAAGCTAAGAACAAGGCTATAAAGCGAGCCAGACATCTGAAGAATCATCCAAACGATAAATAACTGTGGGAGTAGAAGTAAGAATCCCCTTAATTGGGGATTTTTTTATGTCTAAATTTATGTATACTAGCCCCATGATAATTCAACAGCCCCAACTCCATCTACTACCACCAGGCTTACTGGGATGGATTGCTGTGTAAAATTATTAATATAAATACATATCAGGCCGCCCAGCGAAAGTTGAGGCGGCTTTTTTATTGCCGGGGATTAGTGTAATGGCAACACATGAGACTTTGAATCTCGTATTACAGGTTCGAGCCCTGTATCCCCTACCAGTTACTGTGCGTAGCTCAGTTTGGCAGAGTCCTCGGTTTGGAACTGAGAGGTCGTAGGTTCGAATCCTACCGCACAGACCAGTTTATGGTGGTATTAGCTCAGTGGTAGAGCGTCTGGCTGTGGACCAGAAAACCAGGGTTCGATTCCCGGTATCACCCCATTTATACCGGAGTGGGCAAATTGGCAAAGCCAACGGGTTTAGGCCCCGTATTTTGAGAGTTCGAGTCTCTCCTCCGGTACCATTAAATATTGGGTGAATCTGATACGACTGTTCCTCGCGCGCGATGAAAAACAAAAGCAAAACAACAACGGCGCGCGTCCACAGTCGTATATTAAATTGAGAATATATAATTGGGTGAACCTGGCTCCCTCCAAAAGTAAAACCTAACGACAGTCCCAGGCTCCGCTGGCGCTCGCCAGGGCCAGTCCTTAGCTTTTACTCTTGGCGGTTCGCTGCTTCAGGGAGATCATACTCAATAGTTGAGTGTTTCCCTTTGGTTTTATGGATGGTGACCAGGGTGGAAGAATTACGGGATCCGTAACCCATTGATGCATGCCAAGCGTCTCGGGGCGCTAGTGTGTTAAAACTGGCTACCGTGCACCCGTCAATCTCGATTACTTTCTCGTGGTGGATGTGCCCAGTGATCCAGAGCCTGAATTTAGCAGCTGACCAGCCCTTATGATCCCGGGCCATCATTGCTACCAGTTTCTGGGGTTTTATCTTGTCTCCGTGATTTACTCCTAAAAGCCAATTCCCGAACTCTAAGTAATGGTGATGACCGATGGTATCGAGGACCTCTACCCGCTTTTCTTTATCATAAAAGAACTGGAGGATCAGAGAAACGGCGACGGCCGGCTCAGGATTATGATTCCCCTTGGCAATGACCACTTTGACTTTTTTGTATTTTTTGAGCATTTGGGCAATACAATATCGCATGACCATGCCAGCTGCTTTCAGGACCCGGGCATGTCTAGTGTCGACATCCACTGATGTGCCCTTTGCTGTATTATTGTCATGTGAGTTGGCATGCATGAAATCACCAACATCGATTAGCACACCGGTTTCGGCATTCGGTGCCCGGGCAATCATGTTGTCGATCGCATCTCTCATTTCCTTGCATGCGATATCTGTATCGAAATCCCGTTCGAGGGTTTCTTCTCCCCACGCGTACATACCCAGGTGGGCATCACCAAAAATAATTAGTGACATTAGATCCGGATCATATTTTTGTTTGGTTACCGGTACTGGTTTGGCGCTAGCCGGAATCGTTTCACATAACCCATCAACGAATTCTTCTAGAGCAGCTTCCTGGGCAATCTTATCAGCACTAGATTTAACCCACTGGCCCAGAGCTTCTCCCTCTTTGTAATAGGTAGAAACCCCTTTTACGCTGAAACCTGCTGGTACAGGGTGAATCATGTCGTGTTCCGGTGAATATCCTGCAGCAGCTGCTTTACGTTTAACTCGAGCAATTGCAGTATTGATTGTGCCGCGTGATACGCCTGCAGCTTTAGCTGCTTTACTGGTGCTACCAAATTGAAGGAATAAATCTATATATATTACTTGTTGGGGTGAGGCCCATTTTTTATGCCCATCATCAATTCTTCCCATCGTATGATTTCTCCATTAGCCATTTAGCAAAATGTTTGTTGTCATGGAAGAGTGCATAAATGGCTGTACCTAAACCGCGCACTTGTTTTTCAGTAAGATTTAATCCCATTGCATCGTCGATTGCGTGAATTGCTTCATGCAACAGAGTATCTTTTTTCATTTGGGAGTTTTGATTGTCACGTAATTTAATTATGCAGGTGTCGACATCGCATTCACCGTAATCACCTTCCTGGGTGGTAACTATTTTGAAATACTTACCGATGATTTTTAATCTTTTGGGGAGCATGCATGGTTACCTTTTGTTTTTAGAATTAGGAGGTTGACCAAATTTTGTACAATTCCCAGTAAGTTATAGCATATATATGGCCCAGGGATGGGCTCAGGTATATAGAGTCTTTTGTTATCTATATCAGATTCGCTTATAAAGGATTTGACCTTTACATGTATCTACCCTTAATGCTATAAACTCTCCCATGAAGACAATCAAACGTCAAAAGTCATGGATCCGGACCTGGGATAAGCAGGAAAAACTCATGAGCCTGGTTACTAATGAAGTGTGGGGTAAAACCCTTCATATGGGTGTGGATATGGCGGATGGATTTCAGGATGCCATGCGATATGGTATATATGGTATATCTGCATTTTATGGGCGAAAGATTGTCCGGCCTACGAAAATGTTTGCAGTAGGAGATAAAGTAACAATTAGTGGTAACCAAGACCCTAATAACAATGGGGTATTCAGTATTGGAAGGATTGAAGGGGCTGTTATGTTTTTCTCCCCAGAGATTGACAAGGAGCCCTTTCAATTTGACCTTCCATTCAGAGTTCTACCTAAAAAATTTCAGCGCCAGGAAGGACCATGGTATAGGAGATTCGCTGCATGAAGACAGCCGGCATAATTGTAGATAACTGGAAACTTCCTATATTCAAGTCAAATCTGGATAATGAGGGATATACTTACAAAGAAGTCCCTTTTACTACAAATACCACTGCTCTTAAGGTGGAAGTTGCATCAATTGCGGCAGTTCAACCACTAGTATTCAAAATGAACCAATTAGCCAAGGATTACAGGGCTTTACACCCAGATGAAGATTATTCTTAACTATCTCAACACGAGGACACACGTATGCAAGCTTATATTGGAACTAAAGTAATTACCGCGAAACCCATGAGTTTAGGGGCTTATAACGAACATCGGGGCTGGAATATTCCCGAGGGGGAAGATCCAGAGGCTCGAGGTTATTTGATTAATTATCCGGATGGATATGTCAGCTGGAGCCCTGAGCAACAGTTCGATGAAGCCTATCGAGTGACCAGTGGTATGAATTTTGGTCTGGCCCTGGAAGCTCTCCAGAAAGGTATGAAAGTAGCCCGCCGTGGCTGGAATGGCAAAAATATGTGGTTGGTGTTTGTTCCTGGTTCAAGTAAGCCCTTGACCATGATGGAAGGGACCCCATATCGAAAAGCAGGCCTGGAACGGCCGACCATGATCGATGGGCACATTGATATGTATACCGCTCAAGGCACCATGCAGCCAGGCTGGTTAGCCAGTCAAAATGATATGCTTGCTAATGACTGGATTCTTATCCCATGAGCGAACGTCAATCATGGCCTAGTCATTGGATGGATGCTGCATTTCATGCTGCACAGATGAGTACATGCACGGCCGGCCGGAAAGTCGGTGCAGTATTCATTAAAGATAATCGCATGCTGACTACCGGTTTTAATGGTGTGCCTGCTGGTTATCCTCATCCTGAAGTATGTCTCCGGAAAAAACTCCAGGTTCCTAGTGGTGAAAAGCTGGAAATGTGTGGCTGTGCGCATGCTGAGGCAAACGGAATAGCAAATGCTGCCCGGGTTGGAGTGAGTCTGAAAGATAGCTCGCTTTATTGTACGACTCAGCCCTGTGTTATGTGTATGGGGGCTCTGGCCAATGTTGGCGTAAAAGAGATCATTTATGCGGATACATATCCTCATGGTGAAATGAGTGAAAAAATTGCTCTGCATGCTGATATCAATGTACATCACATTACAATTCCGGAGCGTGACTAATGGCCAAACGAATTACTGTAAAAAAGAGTGATCCTCCCGAAAGTACTGAAACATTAGCTGAAGCTATTGTTTCTATTGGGCAAGCCACTAAAAAATTAATGGATAGTCGATTAAATAAAGAAGCAATTATTATATTAATCCAGGCAAAAACTAAATTATCACGTAGGGATATTACAACCGTGTTAGATAGTTTGCCGCAATTAGAGCGTTGGTACCTAAAAAATGCGTGATTTAACTGTCCCTGAAGTTCTCCAAATTTCGGATGAAACTGAGCTGACTAAGGAGCAGCTTCAACGTGTAATGCCCAAGGCAGCTAAGGCTAAGGTGACTGATCAGCTAATTAAAAGCATTAATGATGTGATGGTTGATCCCAAGCTAAGGGAGAATTTCAGGGATAATCTGTTGAGCTACACCAATGTAATGTCTGATGGTCGATATAAGATTCAGGGATACATTGATGCAGTGAAGTATGTGAGCTATAAGTTATTAGGATCTACTAATATTGAAGCCTACACCAAAACCTTCCCTAACCGATTTCAACGATTGGTGAATGAGAACGCAGATGACAAAACGATATCGGGCTATGTCGCAGCCTACAATAAGACCCAGCTGGTCAACAAGATCATGGAACAGACCCTGGTTCCGATGCATGTACTTAACCAGGATCTATACCAGAAAGCTCTTAATCAATCAGCGCATTTAATGCTGTATGCCAAGAGTGAGAAGGTGCAGGCAGATGCTGCCAATAACCTGATGACCCAACTGAAAATGCCTGAAATATCTAAAATAGAGCTCGATGTTAAGATTAAAGAAGATGATTCAATTAGGGAGCTGCGGGATGCTACATTACGATTGGCCGGCGAGCAGCTTCTACAAATCAAAAGTGGTGCTATGACTCCCCAGGAAGTGGCCCATACCCCTATAATTATTGACCAGGAGCCTGATGAAAATGCCTAGCCATATAATGCAACGATTGTTATCTGATGATACATCTATCTTAACCACCCTCACTGATGAGGATTTTGATAATTTATTCGCTGATCAGGAATACATGCAGAAATTTGGGAGAGCCAAAACGGAAGAGGAAGTTGAGTTGGTGCTTAAAGAATACACCCTAGGAAAACTGGTATTCGGAGACGATTGATGGCATGGTTTGAAAGGGATCCAGAAAGCCCATGGCAACCGGTCGAAAAGAACAAGACCGAATTTCCAGAAGGGTCCCTTGGCCATAAATTAGAGTGCACCCGTATACAAGTTGAAAAAGAGCATAAATTAGAACGATTAATCATGAGGGGTGTCACCGAAGGTGAACACCCCGATTATTGTGATAATTTTGATTCCTGTAACCAATGTATAAAAAAATGTGAATTATGGTAATGGATACTGAAACCGAGGAGGTGATCGAAAATATCTTGTCTGTGGACCAACAGCTTGATTTAATCCAATACGGTGACGAAAAAGGCTATGTCCCCAGTGAATTCGCGTTAGAGTTTATTAACTTTATTAAATTGGTAAATGGAGCTGAGGGTGAGGAGAATCTCACCCCAGTACTCCATTATAAAATGTTAGACCAGGTAAGAGGTACGCGTAAGAACATATGTAACATGTTATTTCGTGGTTCAGCCAAAACCACACTCTTAGGTGAGTATTTATTCCTTTATATTGGGGTCTACGGTGCAATACCAGACTTTGGTAATGTCCCCCTAGCGATCTATGTGTCTGATTCCATTGAAAATGGTGTCAAGAACATGCGAAAAAACCTGGAATATCGCTGGGAGAACAGTGACTTCCTTAAAAAGTATATTCCCAAGACCCGATTTACTGATGTTAGGTGGGAATTTAACAATCTGAGTGGAGGAGTTTTCATTGTTAAAGGATATGGGGCCAAAACTGGCGTTCGTGGTACCAAAGAACTGGGTGTTCGGCCGAACCTGGCTCTTCTTGATGATCTGGTGTCTGATGAAGATGCCCGTTCTGCCACAGTTATTGCTTCGATTGAAGATACGGTCTATAAAGCCGTTGAATATGCCCTCCATCCAACCAATTCCAAAGTAATCTGGTCAGGTACTCCATTTAATGCGCGGGATCCCTTATATAAAGCGGTAGAGAGCGGGGCCTGGTTTGTGAACCTCTATCCAGTATGTGAACAGTTCCCGTGCTCGCGTGAGGATTTCCGTGGTGCCTGGGAAGATCGATTCACCTATGATTATGTCAATGAGAAATACCAGAAAGCTCTAAAAGCTGGGAAAATCGACACCTTCAACCAAGAATTAATGCTCCGGATCATGTCAGATGATGACCGTTTAATCGTTGATGGGGATATCACCTGGTACAAACGAGCCAATGTAATAGCCAATAAACACCGGTTTAATTTCTATATAACCACTGATTTTGCTACGTCTGAAGCCACAAGTGCTGATTTTAGTGTGATATCTGTCTGGGCATATAACAACCATGGTGACTGGCTCTGGGTCGATGGCATTTGCGTGCGACAGCTCATGGATAAAAATATTAATGACCTCTTCCGACTAGTTCAGCACTATAAGCCTGAGCAGGTAGGAGTAGAGGTTTCAGGTCAACAAGGTGGATTCATTCCATGGCTCATTAGTGAGATGGTCACCCGTAATCAATATTTTGCATTAGCGTCCGATAGTAATGGGAACAAGCCAGGCATTCGACCTAATACCAATAAGATGCAGAGATTTAATATTGTAGTCCCATGGTTCAAGGCACATAAGATCTGGTTCCCAGAGGAAATGAAGGATGAGCCAATTATGGTAGAAGTCATGAATGAATTACGATTTGCGAGTCCAGCTGGGTTTAAATCTAAAAAGGATGATTTCATTGACACTATCTCCATGTTAGCTAGTCTTACCCCATGGAAACCAGCCGAAGATACACCTGCTCTTCTGAATGATGGGGGGATTGACCTTTGGGGCGATGAGGTTGATGATATCCCAAATGATTTAGATTCATATATCGTTTGATTGGTTAATGTGTATAATCAAGAGAATTATAAGAATAGGGTCCTGCCATGCTGCTTTCCGACATTTTCGAACATTTGGTATACGGCGAACTATCAACGCACGCTTTATCTAGTACTAATGATATTGAAACAAAAGACTATCCTCGGTTAGTCACTGTTATCAATTCTGGCTTACAAGAACTATATAAACGATTTGATTTAAAGACTGGGGAAATAACACTCCGACTTTACGCCCAAATTACTAATTACACTCTCCATACTGATTGGGCTCTTAGTGATCCCAACACATCTGGCAATACCCCGTTATATATTCTTGATGTTGCAACAGGGGTTCCATTTACCGACGACATATTACTTATTACTCATGTCTATGATGAGATAGGAAACGAATATGCTTTAAACGATCTGAATCGTGAAGATTCAGTTTACACACCAACTCCGACAACTCTACAAGTTCCGTATCCTGACGATGAAAATACATTGGCAGTAATTTACAGAGCAGAACCGGAAAAAATAGTACATCTTGGATTAACTGATCCAACTACGGTTACTGTCGCGTTGCCCAATCAATTTATGCATGCACTCGGATTATTCGTAGCATTTAAGATATTGTTCCCAATTGATACTGGGGACCAGAATTCTGATTCTGAATCTTATTACGATAAATTCGAACGAGCATGTGCATTGATTAATCACCTGGGTACAGTAAATGTTGATACGAATCTTAATAGAAAGTTTGGGGACGGTGGATGGGTATAGTCGACGGAGTACGCACAAAAGGTCGTTTAGTCGATCTCTACATTAATACAGCCTATGACATTGTAAAAAATGTTTCGGATAATATTCCATTAATCACTAATGTAGAAACTTTTATTTCCAGTGGTGATGCCGCTGATATTCTTACTGCCCAGGCAGATACCGCAGCCGACGCTATCGCTACGGCTGCTGATCTTGTACTGACTAACGCTGATGTTGTTTTAACTGCAGCTGATGTTGTAACGACGAATGCCGATGCCGTTCTTACTGCTGCAGATCTTGTTTCAGTCCAATCCCTTTATGATCAATTTGATGATCGTTTCCTTGGCCCCAAAGCAGCAGATCCTACTTTAGATAATGATTCAAATGCTCTGATTGAAGGATCAATGTATTGGAATACTGTTTCTAAAGAGATGCGGGTATGGAATGGTGCAGCATTTGTTGTTTCTTATAATGCATTAACTGGTATTAGTGATTCTGCTACAGCTATTGCATTAACAATTGATAGTAATGAAAATGTTGGTATTGGTAACCAATCCCTTGAAACATGGAGTCTTGGTACTGCATTACAAATAGGACCAACTTCCACAATACTTGGGGATACATCGTCAACTCATTTACTTCAAAATGCTTATTTTGATGCGAGCTGGAAACATCAAACAACTGCTGCTGCATCTACTATTGAATTAGCTAATGGGCATATCGCGCTTGGGGTCATTGCATCTGGTACAGAAGATACTGCTATCTCCTGGACTTATGCTTTATACATTACAGATGCAGGTATATTAAATCTTGGAAATTCTTCTATTGTTAAAGATGAAGATGATATGAACTCTGACTCTGCATCACATCTTGTTTCACAACAATCTGTTAAAGCTTATGTAGATGCAGTTCAAAACCCAGTTTCTCCTACAGGATTTATTGGAGGTATTGAAACTCATATAGAAGATGATGTAGGGGCAGTTTCAACTTCACTTGATGTTCCTACTGCATTAACAATAGCTACATGGGAGAGTGTGGGACCAACATCAAGTGGTGCAGATAATATTTGGACTGGAATGGATGATATTCCTGCTAATGCAACTGCTGTTATATTAAAAATATATAATAGAATAATTGGTAGTAGTACTGGTAATAGTTATAAAGGATATCTTTGGGGAAGAAAAACTGGATCAGTAGTAGCACAATCCGTTGTTACACAAATAGCATTAGATACTTTTACAAATCGATCTGGTTCTTCACAAGAGGCTAGTAGTATGTGTACTGCATATCTTCCTTTAGATGCTTCTAATAGATTTGATTTACAATATGATAGTAGTGGTACTACACCAACTTCAGATATAACAATTATGGTTATAGGGTGGATAATATAATGGCCGTTAGATTTACATATAATAATCAAGGTGGGTTGGTTGATAGATATATCAACACTTCCTATGACATAGTTAAAATTGTTTCTGATAATATTGGCCAGGTATTAACGGTTGGGGCGGATATTGCCAATGTTAATATTGTTGAAGGATATATTACTGGGGGACAGATTGATGATGCAATTGCAGCTGCTGTAACAACTGCTTCAGATCTTTCATCTGTTCAAACCATTTATGATTTATTTGATGATACTTATTTAGGCTCCAAAGCTGCAGACCCATCACTTGATAACGATGGAAATGCATTAGCAGAAGGTGCTCTATATTGGAACTCTGTTTCCAATGAAATGCGTGTGTATAACGGGGCAGCATTTGTTGTTTCATATATGGCGGCCCAGTCTGGAATTAGTGATAGTGCCCCTGGGATAAGTATTACTCTTGATGCAAGTAATAATGTAATTATTGGTGGGATGGCTATTGCAGCCAGTTCAGATCTTACTCTTCATATATCTGATGTAACAACTGCTCCTACTGGTAATCCAACAGCTGGTGTAGCTATTTACTCAGAAGGAGCAGTACTTAAAGTACGAGATACGAACGGTATTGATTTTGTTTCACTTCGTAATGCAACTGAAATATTAGTTAATAAAACATTAACATCCCCAACCATTGGAGATGCATCAAATATTGTAGCTGCTACAACTAGTGTATTAGGTGTTACTCGCGTGTTAACAGATAGTGAATATCAAGAAGCAGCGTCTGGTGATACAGCAAAAGTCGTTACTCTAGGCAACTTACTTAGTAACGGTAATGTTACACATTATAAATATTGCACCACAGATACGACATTAAATAATAGTGGTTCATTAACCAATGTAACAGGAATGGGTATTGAATCAGAATCTGGTGCTCGTTACGCAGTTGAAGCTTGTTTAATACTGGATCAAGCAGATGGTGCTGCTGGTATTGATTTACAAATACAAGGATCTGCTACAGCATCAGTTCGTGGTGAATGGACTTGTTCAAGTAATGCAACATTAACTCGTGATATCCAACAAAGTGGTACTGATTCTGTAGCTGTTGGTACAGATACATATGCGTATAATGTTATTACTTTTAAAGGTACTCTTTATTCTACGGGTGGTGACACTCAACTTCAGGTTCGTTTTGCTCAATCAACTCCAACAGTCGCAGATACTACAATTAAAGCTGGTTCCTGGGTTAAATTAACAATGATGAGTGCCCCAACTTAAGGATTATTAATATGTTTACTACACCACAATTTGTTATTTTAGCAGTACCAGAGCTCATTCAAGGGCCTGGATTAGTTGGTGCTACTTGGACAACTGTAGTATCAAGTACCTTACAAGATAATAATGCTACAGCTGCAATGTTGCGTTGTTCAATTGCATTTGGGACAGATAGTGGAGATAACACTATGAATATACGTCCTACTGGATCAGGGTTAGGATTAGGGGCACAAACCCAAGTATGTGAGGTTCCTGATACAAATGATGTAGTTAGTTATGGTTTTCGTGGTGGACGGCAGAATGATGCATTTACTGCGTTAGATGCTTCATCCCAATTTGATTATTATCTCGGTAGAACCTCTATTAGTGATGATGGAAATATTTATTTACTAGGATACTATCGGTAATGGCCAGAAAACCCTCGATATCAGATCCTAATGGTGAAGTAGACAGACATATAAATACATCATATGACACTGTAAAAATTGTCTCTGATGATATAGAAGCTGTAAAAACTGTTGCTGCATATCTTAGTGGGGCATCAACAGAAAATTATTTAGGAGCTTTTGCTGTTGCACCAGTCTTAGATAATTTTGGTGAAGCCTTAAGTGAAGGTGACCTTTATTATAATACAGTCACTGATCTTTTATATGGCTATTCAGGATCTACCTGGGAACCAATAGGTGTTCCAGATGGTGTGGGTTCTACAACGTATATACAAGCTAGTGCTCCATCATCTCCTAGTGTGGGAGATGGATGGTTAAGTACCGTTAATGGTGCTGAAACAACCTGGGATGGGTCGGTATGGCAACCTCAAGTTGTGGATGGATTAAATTTTTAATATAGGAATACGATTATGGCTGATACAATTAAAATTAAAAGAAGTGATGTCACTGCTACTCCGTCATCCCTGGCAACCGGTGAATTAGCTTATTCCGAAAATAGTGGAAACTTATTTATTGGTCGTATTGCTGATGGTGTACCAGTTAAAATTGGCGGCAAACTCGATGTTGATAAATTAGCTGCCATTGAAGCTGCTGCTGATGTTACGGATACAACCAATGTTGATTCTGCTGGCGCGGTAATGGAGACAGACTATAATGCCAATACTATTTTATCAGCGAATGCAGACAACACCCCATTACCATTAACAATTGGTTCCAGCACAATTTTTGGTCGTGCTGCTGCTGGAGATGCAGTTGCCCTTACAGGTTCTCAAGTAAGAACACTTATTAATGTTGAAGATGGTGCTACTGCAGAAGTTCAAGCAACCCAAGCAGTAGAAGGTATCTCGCAGATCGCTACTGCAGCTGAAGTTAATACCGGTACTGCTGATTCAGGATTTGCAATATCTCCATTAGCACTTGCTGGATCTGCTTTACAAACCAAAGTTGATGGTATTGAAGCTTTAGCTGATGTAACAGACAATATTAACGTAGATGCTGCTGGCGCAACTATGAACACTGATACAGATGTGAGCGCGAATGGTTGGGTAGTTGACGAAGATGCGATGGGCAGTAACCTTGATACTAAGGTTCCAACTCAACAATCAGTTGTTGCGTATGTCGCTACAGAAATTGCTGCGGCTGTTACGAGTGAAATGAGTTATAAGGGTGCGTATAATGCGGCTACTAACTCTCCTGATCTTGATACAATTCCAATAACAATTGCTAAAGGTGATACGTATACTTGTACAGTAGCAGGTACATTCTTTACTACTGCATTAGAAATTGGTGATGTAATTATTGCTGAGATAGCAAGTGCTGCAGTAGAAGCTGATTGGACAATTATTAATAAAAATATTGATTCAAGTGCCTTTGCTACGGCTGCCCAGGGAACATTAGCTGATAGCGCATTACAAGATATTACTGCTGAACCTTTTACTGATTTAAATGATACTCCTGCAAATTACACAGCAGCTGCAGGGTTCTTTGTGAAAGTTAACTCTACTCCTAATGGTTTAGAGTTTGTAGATGGAATTGATGGTGGCACTTTTTAAAACATGTATATACATGTTAGTTAGTAAATTTAGGAACCATATATATGGCTGATTTAGTCCAACTAAAACGTAGTGCAACTGCGTCCAAAATTCCGTTAACAACAGATCTCTCTTTAGGGGAGATAGCCATCAATACCTATGATGGTAAGTTGTATATCAAAAAAGATGATGGTGCCGAATCCATAGTTGAAATTGGTGGTGGTAGTGGTGGTGAATGGATTGTTTCTGGTACTGATTTACTACAAGTTACAGCAGGACTTACAGACATTTATATGTCTGATGCAACCACTGATGCAACTCCACTTGCACAAGCTCTTCATGGTCAGGGAGGTTCTGGTACTGACATAGTTGGTGCTGCATTAACTATAGCTGGGGGTAGAGGCACAGGTTCAGCTGCTGGTGGAGATATCATTTTTCAGGTAACTGAAGATGGAGCAGGAAGTGGTGCTACCCTAAGAACTTTGGTCACTGCGTTAACTATTTCTGCTGCCAGTAAACAGGTTCTTTTACCTAGTGTTAATATCGCCCAAACTCCTAGTCTCGCTTTTGGTGATGGTGATACTGGCTTTTATGAGCAGTCAGATGATGCTATTCGACTTTCTATTGCTACAACTTCAAGTTATGTTTTTGATGCAACTGGAATTAGAACCGTGCAGTCAAGCGGTGCAGCATTAATGTATGCGTCATCTTCTTCAACTGTTGCGGGGTTTGCCTTTGGCACAGATAATGGCCTTGGAATCGGCAAGGGTGGAACCGACATACTTTCATTTATCACCGACAGCACCGAAGCCGTTCGGATTGATGCTAGTCAAAATGTTTCACTTGGCGGCGGTGCGCCTGAGGTATGGATTGCTGGATTCACGGCGTTAGAAATAGGCGGCACCGCGTCGATTGTTGCTCAGACAGGCGAGGCAGTCTCGCAAACACTTCTCCTTAATCAAAATGCTTGGTGAGACACAGGTGGAACTTGGAAATACCAAGCCGCTGATGAGGCTTCAAATTATTATCAGCAAGATGGCACTCATGTATTTAGGGTAGCTGGTACTGGTGCAGTTGATGGCGCAATCACATGGATTAATGGATTAGAGATTAAGAATGATGGTGACTCAGACTTCAAAACAAATAGTATTCTTAACTCTGTTATTGACACAGCAAATAATACTATAACTATTGTCGAGGCAGACATATCCGACTTGCAGTCTTACCTACTTATAACTGATATTGATGACACTCCGGTTGATGCAGAAACATCAGCCCCTATAAGTTCCAATTGGGCGTTTGATCATGACGTTGCCACAACTCACTTTACGCAAGCATCGATAAGTATTACCAAGTCCCAGATCAGCGATTTCGCAGATGCAGATTATGCTACTGGCGCTGAGGGTGATTTAGCTGCAACCGCAATGCAGGATTTAATTAACGATACAACACCACAACTTGGCAGTCATCTTGACTGCACTAATAAAAACCTTACTGATGCTGGCACGATAGTTCTTGGTGGTGCTTCTGTAGTGGCGTGGCACTCAACGAATGAAGTTTTACAGATTGGTACTGGCGGTAGTATATCGGGCAGCAATACCACTGGCGAAAGCATCCGCGTTGGAAACAATATTTATAGGAATACATCTAATCTTGAAAAGCATCTTAATGACGGTTACGCATCATCACTCGAACAAAATTCAACAGGTCAAATATTATTTAATGTAGGTGGTACTGAGCTTGCAGATACAACAGTTGCATACACAACGACTACGCTTTTAAGTACGGGGGTTTGGGACTTCGGTGGCAACCTTGATGTAACCGGACAAAAGATTGTTAGCTCATCTAATGGTGACATTGATATTGAACCTCACGGTACTGGCAACGTGTTGTTGGGCAACATGACATTCGATGCCGATCAAACTATTGGTGCCGGTCAAGATGATTACGTGCTGAGGTATGACGATGCAAGCGGACTGATCAAACTTGAATCCACTGGCGGCGGGCTTGACAGTGCAAGGGTGGTGTTGGAAACACCCGTTGCCACAACAAGCGGAACGTCACATGATTTCACTGCCATTCCAGATTGGGTCACTGAGATAGTTGTAATATTTAGTGATGTGTCAACGAATGGAACTAGCCCCGTCATTATCCAAATTGGCGATTCCGGTGGAATCGAAACAACCGGATATGTTGGCAGAACATATCAAACAAACTCTAGCATCAATTCAAACTATGCAACGGTTGGTGGGTTTGGCGTAACGGGGGCAAATATCGCCGCTTCGGAGAGAAAGGGAACCGTTGTTCTTTCTCTGATTGACCCCGCAACAAACACATGGGTTGCTTCCATTGACACAATAACGGGGTTGATAGATCAGCATGGTGCTGGCAATAAATCATTAACTGGAACGCTTGACAGGATTAGGCTCACCACTCAGGGCGGCTCAGAAACTTTTGATAACGGCAAGGTTAATATTTCATATACTGGAGCCGGTGGGTATACGGGCGACGAGATTGTTCTTGATCTCTCACCGCAGCTTGGCGGTGAATTAGATGCTCAAGGTGAAGACATAACTAGCGTTGGCGTGATGTCAATGCTTGAGCAAGCCGCTGCCGAAGCAGACGAAGCGGCTCACGGTCAATTTTGGGTGAAAACCGCAACGCCAAATTTGCCGATGTTCACCAATGATATTGGTGAGGACTTTCAGCTTGGCAATACTGGCGTTCAAAAAGTTACTGAAACGCCAACCGCTACAACTTCGGGAACGTCACATGATTACACCGGAATTCCTGATTGGGTGACAACTATTGTGGTCATGTATACAGGAGTTTCGACTTCTGGAAGTTCGCCGCCAATGATTCAGCTTGGCGATTCCGGTGGTATTGAGGCAAGTGGTTATCTTGGCGCAGCACAACAACTAGCCTCGGGTTTGACTTCCAGTGCTCACAGCACAGGTTTTGAATTATGTGGTAATTGGTCGAGCAGTTATGTTTTCCACGGAATGACCACACTTCGGCGTGAGAGTGCTGCAAGTAATGTTTGGACGGTTGAGAGTTCGATTGCTTTCTCTGCCGGTGGCGCATATATGGGCGTTTGCTCAGGGTCAAAAGCATTGACGGCCACGCTTGATCGAATTCGATTGACCACTATTGGTGGCAGTGACACCTTTGATGCCGGTGAATTTAACATCACTTATTCAGGCGACCATGCAAGCGACCCGGCAACTGGTGTCAACATTCAAGTTTGGGCGGCCATAACGGGAACCGGCACACCAGCTGCCGATGCCTCGCTTGGTGTTGATAGCATCACGGACATTGCGGCGGGAACTTATGAGGTTGATTTCACAACGGCGTTTTCTGACGCGCATTATGTGACTGTTGCTAACTGCGGGCAGGCAGTTGACAACGCCAACAACGAAGTGATTGTCACAACGGCTGGCAACAATTATGCGACAACTGAGGTGAGGGTCAGGGCATCGACGGGCGGCGGTTCAAGCCCTGACGTTGTTGAAATGAATGTTATGATCACATCGGCTGATTAAGGTGAAATGAAATGACAAGAGTTGCAATTTTAGAAATGCCAGATGGCGGCGTTGCCGTTATGAATCCCGTGCGTTCGGCGCAAATCGCAAGCGGCCTGAAAGAAGATGCGTTTCTGGATATGTTGCAAGCCAGAAAAATAATCACTCACCCTGACAGAGTTCCACGCGGCATTGTCGATGATTCAACCTTTCCCGATCATGGCGGCGCTGCAATGCGTTATGAGTTGGACGAAGAAACTGAAATTGTCAGCCAAGTTGCCTACACTGATCAGCGCCGATGTTTCCGCAATTCGTGGAAGTGGGGCGGCTTAAGTGTCATTGAAGACCCAACCAAAATGGCTGGCATTAAAAAGGCCAAAGCAAGAATTGTGCGTGACCGCCTGCTAGAATTAAGCGACCAAGATGAAATGAGGCTATTGGCTGGAGGAGGGCAGGATCTGGTAAATATCAGGACTTATCGAACAAGTTTACGGGGCCTTGGAACTGATATTGATCTGGATCCGGATAATGTACCCTGGCCGAATAAGCCATAAGTATATTAGTATATGTATGCTAGTATCTGATAACTACTGAAGACCTGCCGATCTTCATGTAGATGTATAACAGGCGAATATAACTTTATTAATATATTAGGAGATTCTTATAATGAGACTTGATTTTTCAGCACCAATTAATGGTTACGATGATAAACCAATTAAAGTGTCTAATGCTGCCCCTGCAGATCCAGAACGTGGTATTGAAGCCCGTGAAGCGGAATTCATGACACTGGGAACTATGGCAATTCAGGCTCTAAATACTATATCTGAGCAGGATAAGAATATGCCTGCTGAACAGAAGGTACATCGTGCTACTCTAAGCGTATTGATTCATAAGGCCATGAAAGAAGATGGTTTTGTTAATGTGGATCAGAAGGACATTGTGATGATGAAGGATCAGATGAATACGATCTATGCCCCACTGCCCTTAATGCGTGCATTTGAGATCTTTGATCCGAAAGTTGCAGAAGTAGCTGATAAAGCTAAATAAATAGTAGCTGCCCCGCCCACCAGGGCGGGAGCAGCGTTTTAGGAACTATATGTATCAATCGAAACATTTTGCTCTACACGAATATGTCCCTCCGCACATTATTGAGTTGCGTGGGGATAAAGCGTGGGAGCTACTAGATTCCCGTTTACTAATATCCGATGATGGATTACGTACTCGATATGGTTCTATCACAATTAATAATTGGTTTTGGGGTGGTACCAGATTATGGTCCGGTTTACGAACTCCAGAAAGCCCCGATTACTCATTAACCTCCCAACATACATATGGTCGAGCCAGTGATAAATTATTCAATGATGTCACAGTTGATGAAGTACGAGCTGATATCTTAGCTCATCCTGAAAAATACCCATTAATTATGTCCCTCGAGCTAGATGTTAATTGGCTCCATACTGATACACGAAATTGTAAAAGAATAAAAACATATAAACCTTACTAGTGGGAGTTTGTTATGGATTGGCATTTAACACAGAAATTCAGTATTGGAGTCTTATTGTTATTGGTGTCAAATATAGGGACGACTATTTGGTGGGCAGCAAAGCTTGATACAACTGTCACGAATATGGGGGAGATTCCTGCTCGTATAACAACAGTTGAAGAAAAGATTATTGCAATAGAAACTGAAAACAAATTAAAAAATGGGTTACTTGGTGAATTTACACAAACTTTAAATGCTTTAGATAACACTATCTCTCGTATTGATCGAGAGCAGGCACGAAGAACTCCAATGGTTAACCGCGTTGAACAAGATATGGGTAGTAAATAATAATGAGATTAGTTGAATCTACA